TCCAATAGCTGCCGCAGTTTTCGGATTTCGTGCTGCCATGCCTGCGAGCTGTCCGCCTTTTGCGCCTGCCATATTCATGGCACCAGCGCCTGCGCCCTTCATCTGTGCAATCAATTTCATTAGTGCAGGGTTCATTCGTCGTCTCCTTCGAGGATTAGATTTAATAGTGCGCCAGTGCTCAAGCCTGAAGCAATGCCGGTCCCTATTCGTGCATTATTGGTATTTCTTGCAGCTTTTAACTGCAGTTTTCTTAAAGAATCAGCTCGGCTTTGCTTGTTTTTAATGCTCTGATCTAGAAACTTGCTTTTGTTATTCATGTAGCTTACGGAATCTTCCACCGTTTTTTTGTTTGGAATATTTCGATCTAATAACGCAGACATCCGACCAGCTTCACCCTTATATATATTAGAAGCGGAAGCCTCTTGATACATTTTTTCGTATGTCTTGTCTAATAATTTTGTGGCTTGATCAACCTTTTTCCCTGACAAAAGCTTTGCAAAATTTGAACCTTTTCTGCTTAATAATTTCGCCAGTGCTAGGCTCATTGCTTTGTTCTCCTCAGTAGCTTTAACAGCGCCTCTTTCTCGCTGCCAGACTGCACCATGCCGGGATAGTAATCCCCTTCACGGCCCACCTCTGCAGCTACAAATGGGTCTGAAACATCCTCCGGTGTGGGATATTCGTCTGTCTGGAACCATCCCTCACCTGCATGTTTCATCGGGTCGATATCACCGAGAATGGAGGCTAGCCACTCCTCACGAGTCAGCTTCCTGATCTCTTTTTTCGGCTTGCCCTTTCTCTCGGCCATCACTCGCCCCCAAAATCGAATATGTCGCCCGACATCTGCGCAGAGAACTGGCCCTTTGAGTTCCTGGCACGGTCAGACTTTTTCATGCCGTCAGAGGTCAAGTCTGATATGTTTGGCTCCTTCTGGACCGCTTCCGGTCGTGGCCTTCTCTTCGCGATCCGAGACACGGACTTGTCCCATCCAATGGGCTTTTGCTTCATCGGTTGCCCCGTTTCCGGGTCGATTTCAGGCTGTCCGTAAACGTCCCGCTTCTGAATCTCGACGAGGTATTCATACTCCTCTGGCGACATCTCACCGCCGCCGCCCTGTGCCATCGTGCTCATGCTGGGAGGAGCAGAAGCCCCGCCCTGCATGTTTGAATACACAGATCCGCTAGGCCCACCGAGGATACCCTTGATAGCCCCTAGCTCGTCGAATGTTCCCCGGCGAATCTTGTCGCGCCGGTCCATTTCCTCTTGCACCCGCTGTGCAACGAGATCTCTTAACTCTGGCATACTGTGCCCTCCCTTGGTTGCGTGCCCTATTAGAGCACGCTTGCAGGAGTTGCGTAGTTAAAGATCCGACCGAGGCCGTTACGCTGGTTGACCACGGTGTTGGCCCAGTAGCGATAGAAGCCGTGGAGCACATCGTAGCCATCGCGAAGGCGAAGCTCGGATCCGTCTTCGTCTGCGAGATGTGGAGCATCTGCATAGTCAGAGGCCAAGCAGAACGCTTCGTACGCCCAGATATAGTTTGTCGTCGGAGGACAATTTTTGTCTTCCAACATCTGGAACTGTGCTGGCTTCGTGTTCTTCTCGTCGCTGCCCATCTTGAGAGGATCGAACGTGAGCTTGGTAGCTCCCGTGTCGAAACTATTCGAGGTGAACATGCGTTGGTTGAGGAAGGGCTGCAGGTATCCGCGCTTCCACGAAGGAGCGAATACAAAACGGTCAGGATACATGCCAGAGATTTGGTACATGTGATCCCAGTGCTGCTGCAACAACTCTTGCGATGGGTTGGCTCCACCAGCATTTGTCACAACGGCTTGCCATGCGGCATAGTTCGCTCCGGTGAATCCGCCCACTGCAACGGTGTTGTCAGTCAGTCGGTCCATACCAGCGATATAGCGGCCATCCGTAGGCTCAAGAGCATCGATTGCACCGTACACAGTCAGTCGGTCGCCAGCAACTGCAGCCGCAGGAGCAGCACCCAGGCCGAAAGCGGTATCGATAAACACGGCGCGAGACATCCGATCAATTCCGCGCTCGGAGATCATGATGGAGCCTCTTTTGACGGTATAAGTGCTGTTCCACCAGTCGAGCTTCATTCCAGGACGGAGCCACATCGAGGTTACTGCAGTGAAGGAGCCAGCGCCACCGACAACGGCAGAAACTTCGGCACGATATCCACGACCGTTTGCGTACAAGTCGAAGTCCACGTTGGACAACATTGTCATCAATGTGCCCTTCATGAGGTCATCGATGTACTTACCGTTGGGGCGTCCGTTCTTGTGACCGCGAGTTGCTGCGAAGTTTGTCGCTTCAATAGAGCTGTACATACGCTTGGGCGAGTACTGCGCAAATACACCCTTTGTGATTTGTGCTTCTGGTAATCTTTCGCCGTCGTTCAACGCCGCGTAGGATTCATTGAGGGTTATTTTAAGCGGGAGCTTAAAACTTAAACCGTCGAATTCGACTTCTCCATCTCTCGCATGACGAATGAAGTTATAAAGTGACGACTTAATGTGCTCCATGAATTGCACATCATCCGAATACAGATCCTTGAGCATTCCCCAGGTTTGGAGATCAGAGAAATTTGCACCAGCCATTTTGTGGCCTCCCACTGTCCGCCGTTCCAGGCCGAGCTATCACCGTGATATGCTGGCCACAGAATCAGCATACGGTGGAGGTGCGAGTGGATAGCGCGTTACGACATTACCTGGAAGCCGGGCACACGCTCGCAGATGCTGCAGCGTCAGCAGGCATCACATACGCCGATGCCAGACAGCAGCTCCTTGACGCCACCGACGATAGCGATCTTGAGATCCAACGGATGGCGCTCGCGACTCATGCCGCCAAAGCTTTGACCACGCTGGTTGATCTGCTGGAAGGTGCGGAGGACGAAAAGGTGCGTCTCAGTGCAGCCAAAACACTGCTGGAGCTGCAGACGAAGCACAAGCCAAAGGGACGCCGCCTAGAGATCGCAGTGACCGATGATCTATGGACGATGGCCGCCAGGGGATCAGTAAATCGGGAGCTTGTCCAGGACGTGGACCGGGGGACGCCGGCCGAGGAGATTACGGAGCCCCTGGAGGCTGCAGCAGATCGCCACGAGAGCCCCAGCGATCCGCAAGTCGTGCAGAACCCCGAGCTGGGCGATGTCCACTCGTTTCCCGACCTGTTTCAATTCCACGCCAATCATACGCCCACTCGATAGCTCACAGGCAATCAAATCAGGCCAGCCCACAGTGCGCGAGCCTTGCATGAGTGCGGTATCGGGTCCAGTCCTCCGGAGCACGCCACCGGCCTCCACGCGAAGCACAGGATACTGCAGCTCTCGCAGATGTTTGTAGCAGGCCGTGAGGATCTCCTTTTCGCCTCCAGCGACGGGATAGCCTACGGGAAACCACCGCTTGCTGATCGTGACGGATCCCCCATCTGTGTACGAGTGCAGGAGCTTTTCGGGGGGAGGAAGTGCCTCTCCACTATAAGTGTCTGTGTGCTGGTCATAGTACCGGATCTTTGCCACGCCTCCGCTCCTCTGTTTTTGGCTCGTCGGTAGCGGAAAATATTCCGACGAGAACAACGCCGAACATAGTTCCCACAACAAAGCCGATCATATATTTGATGATTCCTGCGTATTCTGTCAGTAACTGTAAACCTTCGCTCATTTCCTTGTCTCCCTCGTTGTTTGTGTGTATAGTATAACAGTTTTCTGGTACGCGCAAGGGGGAATAATGAAGCATCACGATATCTTAGTTGATGGCAGAGTGTTCCGCATCTGGAGCGATGGGCGCGTGTACCAGCAAACAGGTTGGGGAGATTATCGCCTGTTTGTTGAGTGTGATATCAGCGATAGGCGTGCAGTTGTGAAACTCATACGAGAAAGGTTGTCACATGGAAATGTCAAGAGAGGAATGGCTAGCAAAACGCCGTGAGGGCATAACAGGAACGGATATCGCAGCAATATGCGGCCTGAATCCCTACGTTTCTCCTGCGCAAGTCTGGCAGGAAAAGCTCGGGCTCATTGAGATACCCGAGAACCCCATGATGGAGTGGGGGAAGAGGTTGGAGGCCGTAGTCGCACAGAAATTCGCAGAGAACCACGGGGTGAGGCTCAAGCCTGGGTCGTTCATCGCGATCAATCCTTCTGGAATCATACTCTGTGGCACCAATGACTTTTGGATCGAGGACGCCGAGGAAGGGCTCGAAGTCAAGACAGCCTCGACGTACGCAAAGGGTTGGGGAGATGGTCCGGAAGAGATCCCGCCGCACTACTTCGTGCAGTGCCATTGGTACATGATCCTCACCGGTTTTAAGGTTTGGCATCTGGCCGCCTTGATCGGCGGGAACGACTACAGGGAATACAAGCTCCAGTCTCACCCTGGTCTGCAGAATGCTCTCATTCAGAAGGCGCAAAATTTCTGGACACGCTATGTCGTCCCGAAGGTGATGCCGCCAGCGGACGCCACAGACAGCTACCGCGATATCGTCTCCCTGCACATACCAAAGCAAAAAATGGATCCGGTCCTCGCAGACGATGAGATGGAAACCATAGCCGCAAACATTGCAGAGCACCGTGCAGAGCACGAAAAACACGAGGAGCTGAAGAAGCTGTGGGAAGCAAAACTCCTGGAAGCCCTGAAGGCTCGCAATGCCAACGCCTGCATGAATGAGAGGTTCAAGGCCACGTTTCTGGAGCAGGCCGGGCGGAAGTCAACCGACTGGAAAGCCCTGGCCAGAGATTTGAATATTTCAGAAGATACCATTGCAAAATATGAAAAAGTAGGTAATCCTTTTAGAGTATTTCGATTCAGCTACAAGGGGAAAGAAAATGAGTGAAGCAATTGTACCGAAGAACGAACTCAACGATGTCCGCACCACACTGGCAAAACTTGTGCCACATCTCAAACTGGTAGCCACGAAGGTGCTCACGCCTGAGAAGATCACAAAGATTGTGACCGGAGCCATCAGCAGGAATCCGACCTTGCTGCAGTGTTTCCGGGACTCTCCGCACTCGATTCTACGCTGCGCCTTCGCAGCCACCCAGCTCGGATTAGATCCTGATTCACCGCTCGGCCAATGCTATATGGTGCCGTTTCGCAACAACAAGAACGGGGGAAAATATGAAGCCCAGTTCATCATCGGTTACAGAGGGCTTATCGACCTTGCGCGTCGTAGCGGAAACATCGTGTCCATTAGATCGCGTGTTGTTTATGAGCGAGATACATTTGAGGTGTCCTATGGACTCAACGAGTCTATCAAGCATATCCCCTTCGAGGGTAGCGATGCTGGTGAACTTCGCGCCGTGTACGCCGTCGCAGAATTGCGAGACGGAGGGATCCAATACGAATTGATGTGGAGGCACGAAGTCGATGCCATAAAGAAACGCAGCAAAGCGAGCCAGTATGGCCCCTGGGTTTCTGATTACCCAGAAATGGCCAGGAAAACCGTGGTTCGCCGGTTGTCAAAATACCTGCCTATGAGCGTGGATCTTGCCAAGGCATTCGACCACGAAGACGCCCAGGAGAGTGGCACGCTGTCTGCCATCGATATCGAAATGGGTGAGCTGCCCGGCCATGAAGAGGAGGCCGCCGCACCTGCTACTCTCGGCGATAAGCTGATGGATTCGCTTACCAAAATACCAGGGTAACCTCATCCGGCAGCGCCTTGCCCTCACTTGAACATGCATGACAACGCCTTGCCCGTACGTAGCCGACACACTACAGGACAGAATCTGAGATAGCTTCGCCTTGCCGCAACGAAACCCAGCGGTGCTTTGCGTGGCCGAAACGGAAAACCACTTTGCGAAACCGAAACGGGAAAGCCTGCGGTACCTTGCCAAACCGCGACAACGCACGATGAAACTCCGCCGCCGGTGAACCAGGGAACGCCTCGCCCCTACATTACTGAACCTGACTAAGCTATGCCATTGCGTCACCCCGCCCTGCTTTGCCGACGCTTGATCTAACGCCACTGCGCTATGCTCCACCGTTGCCAAACCAGAAGTCACTTTGCCATCAATCAAAAACTAACCAAACTAAACCATGCCGCAGCAGAACATCATGCGATAGAAAATAACGCAACCTTTGATTTTTGCTCCACTGGATCTTGCCAAGACCTCACCTTACTTTGCCTACTCTGAACATAACTTGGCCCCTGCAGCGCAAGGCCGGGCCACGCTGAGCCATCCGTGCCATGCAAGACTTCACCACCATTTCACAGGAGTCAACCCATACTCTCGCAACGGAAACTCGCTGAATATGACCGTGACAAGGCAAACACTACGCTCTGCCACTACGCAATGTAACCTCGCTTCGCCTCTGCCCAAACTGACGGTACCGCAACCACACATAATCCCGCCTTGCCAAAACATTGCGAAACCTAATTAAGCCAATGCGACAAGTCGCCTCGCCTCGCCGATTCCATACAACGAGGAACCTCACCATTACAGAGGGTGAAAGCATTTCACCGATATTTTACCAGACAACCCACGCCGTCCCTATGCTAGATCACCTCGCCACCACCCGACTCGACTGCGCCGAAGCACCACCTAATACCACTAGACATAGCCGAAACTTTGCTCATCTCAGTTTTGCCTAGACGTAGTATCGCTGTGCCATGACATAGTTTGACTTTACCACAACTATAGCTCACCTTGCAATGCCGCTAGATTAAGCTACAAAACCTCCATTGAGCGATACGAAACTAAGCCACTAACACGACGCCACGACCATTACCGTTATTTATCGCTGCAGCGCACAGCTAAACCAGGACGAAAAGCGAACCTGACAATACCAAAACAATGCGGAAATATGCCGAAACGATGAGGGAGCAATACATTACCTGTGGCAAGCAACGCATCACAGTGCATTCGCGACAATGAACAAGGCTCAACCGTTATTGGACAAACCTACGCCTGACCAATGCGGAACTGAACCCAGCTCAACTTTACCTCTAGTCGTTGAACCGTCCCCCTACTCTTTTTGAGTATTCAAACTAACGACGATTTCGCTATTCCACCGAGATTCCAGGGAACTAAAAAACCCGTTGCAGATAATCTCTCCTATGTCTCCTGATTTTTTCAACGAGTTCTTGATGGCCTCCTTGACTGCGTCCTTGTTCTCATTGAATATTTCCTGCATTGCCTCTTCTGCCAGTTTGCGAATGTAGTTTCCTGACATCAACTCAAGGTAGGTGTATTTGTTCTCATAATCATATCCGCTCTTTTTGCCATTGCTGGCAACTTTTTCGCTGAGCGCTTTTCCTACTATATGCCTGATTATCTCTCCAGGGTCGCCTAGCTCTCGCATGATTGCCACGCTCACGGTGTCGCGGATTATTGGTGTAAGTAACTCTTTCGGTATATTGAATCCGATTTGTTCAGTCATTATTGTGGCCCCGTCTTTCTTAGTTGTAACATCGTTTTCCATATCTCCGCAGCACATTTGTTACAAATATCTTCAACTTCTTCTACCGAACCATAGTAACATTGGTATTTAATATAGCAAATATATGCTTTGTTCGACTCGTTAGGCGCAAGCATTACGTCTTTGCTTCCGCATATGTCGCAAGTGTGCCATTGTTCTATGTGTTTCATTCCTTCGCCTCCCACTCACAGCAATGCCATTCAATCAAATCGGTATCCATCGACAGAAGATCTTTTCTAATTCCGCACGTATTTTTGATCCTACAAGTGTCGCACGACCGCTGCACCCTCGGCTCGCCTGCAAAACAGCCAGATGCGACGTTGTGAATTGAGGGATAAAAGGTATTCCGCAGTCCGCCAATCCACACGGCCGATGGCGGATTGCGGAAACACACGCCGCCGATCTCAAACCTGCAATCCTTGCACGGAAAAGGCTTGTCGTTATCCCTCGGCATCTTCATCCTCCAATACTTCCGCACCCACTGACTCGATCAAGTGCCTCGCCGTAGGATAGTTGTGTATCCAAGACTGGTATTCCGGTATTGGCGCTCGCATCTGCCAAACATTTTCTTTTCTACTTGCATATAATTTGACCATTCTTCCTTGCACATAGTCGAGGCTAATATAGCCATATCCCGATTCATTATTGATTCGCAGGTTTTCTTTGAAATCATCAGGAACTGCATTCGTTTGCGGGTCGTACGAAAAAAAACCGAGTCCCATCGGCGTAGAAGCATTGAACGCATTTGCTGCTATCTGCAAAATCTGCTGATCTGTCGCTTTAAACTTAATCATCAGTTCCACCCTTCTGGTACAGGCTCCCGAAAGTCGGGCAACGCCGTCAGTCTGAACACAAATGCGCCCCGGTTTCCACTACCGCGCCACGTCCCGAGTCCGTTCGATTTTCCGAGGTCCAGGAGCTTCCACAGCGCGTCCTGGGTGATAGGACTGTCCTTTCTGACTCGCAGCGTACAGACCATTTCTGCGCCCGCAGGGAGGACTTCGCTTTGAGCGATGGCCGTGAGTTTTTTGCCCATACGCTCGAACATAATGGGACGCTCCTCAAGTACCGGCTTGCCCTTCGCGTCTCGTTTGATATCGAGGTCCGGACGCATGAATGCCTCAACGGCCTTGACGTCAAGAGCGCCGATTTCACCGCAACTCACCTTACTCGTGACGATGCTTTTGTCACCATTATTCGTGATGATTTTCAGGTTCTCTTTGATATTCCCTAACACCATATGGGTTGAAATGATGGGCCAGTTGTCCTTGTCCTTCATAAACACGGTGGCCTTGGCAGTCTCGCCCGCGCTCACAAGTTCTGCGTATTCCGCTTCTAACTCCTTGGCATACTCCAACAACTCATCGATGTCATCAGGCAATTCATCCCGTCGCCCGACGTGAGCTTGATACGCTCGGATCACGGCCTTCAGTTCGAGCAGTTCCTTTTCAAAGGATATCTCTGATCCCTGGTATTTCTGCAGGCTTTTCTCTAGCTTGCCAGTGAGCTTGTTCGCTTTCGCGATCTCCTTCTTTGCTTTCTGCAAAACATGCTCATTATAAATACTTGCCTCGCAGCAGGTACCTAACATGTCAGTTTGCAGCTTGAGTTCAAGCTTGAAGTATGTCCAGTTAGGACCGATTGCGGGCTTTTCTACCTTGGTTGTTGCTTTCATTCTTGGATCTCCTTGACTCTGGTTTCAACAAAATAATCGTTGTATGTTAGCGTGCATGGATACGTGGTACCGTCTTTTCGTGTCGCCACAAAAGCAAAAACATACTCGACATTATCGCTTTCTATTGTCCCGAGATATTTTGCGTTTTCCTTAACTCCAGCGTACTCAATTGAATACCATTTATCCCTAATTAACTGCATAAAACCTCCGCAAATTACAATGCCCCGACAGCAGAGGAGAGAGCAAACATTTATGTCCGTCCGAGGTGTCGGGGTGACGCAATGCTAACAGAAAACTGTCAAACTCGTCAACCAAAATGGATATGAGTTTTTTCGTAGTGTCATGCAAAAGGTGGGAGACACTACATGTAGTGTGTCAGAGTGGCGGCGATGAGGTGAGTTGACGGAGAAATGCCCTGGGAGTAGGGTAGGTCTTATTCCTCCCAGGGCTCTCGGTAAGTCGCTGTCCGGCAAGACAGCAAGAGCTGTGAGACTCACCCCGAGTATAGCAGATTCGCACGGGGCGAGCAAACAGCGGAGGCCTAACAGAGGTTAAAAAGTCTAACGGCCCCTAGGATATGGTATTTTAGGAGAGCCGAAAGACTCACAGAGTTCTGTGAGGCCGGAGTGAGCGATAACCTGCAAGAAGCCCCGTGTCAAGTGTTCTTTGCGGATCCAATAGATCTATCCACCCGTAGGATTGATCGAATACCAAAAGGTATTCTCCCTGACTTAATCCAAGGCCATGCCAATAACTGCAGTCGGTCCTCTGGTATCTCGATGGAATCCTACGCTATGGCAATGCTATGCTGCTGCTCGGGAGCCATGCCAGACGGTTGGAAGATCCAATGCAATGCTGCAGGAACTTGGCTGGAACACCCTAAGCTATGGGTCTGCATGATAGCAGAGCCAGGAGTCGGCAAGAGCCCGGTCTTTAAGGAAGTCAGAAGGCCCATTGAAAAAATACAGTCCAACCTTGTTCGAGATAACTATGCGAAACTAGCTGAATTTAAGATCGAGGAAGCAAGAGCAAAAAAACCAGGCAATACTGGCCCAATGCCAACCAGACCAAAAGAAACCTTGATCTACATGGATGAGGCAACGCCAGCCTATGCAAAAGCAGTTCTCACAGACAACCCAAGAGGAATGATCTTGTTTACCGAAGAGCTGGACTCAATTCTTGGAGCGAATGATCCCATGACTCGCGCCTGGGTAAACGACCTGCTCACTTTGTACGGAGGAGGCCAGAGGAGCAAGGGAACGAAGGAGGAAGGCACTAGAGTGGCAGAAAACTGGAGCGCCGCGTTCCTGACCACGGTCCAGCCCGATTGCCTCACCGACGCAGACAAGCGTTTTCTCCGAAAGGGTTTCCTGCAAAGGTTCATGATGGTGGCAATGCGCCGAGTTGCAGAGCCCGAGACGAATTTCGTTTACAGCACCGATCTGTACAAGGCTTTGATTGAGGCCCTTTGGCAACTTCAGGGGGAAAAAACCTTCCCTCTTAGCAGTGAAGCAAATGAAATAGCAACAGAAATGCAGAGGTTTTGCTATAATCTCACACAAAACCCATCGATCAACCCGAACTTTCGGCAGCACGTCGGGAAGTACTCTGGCCTGATCTACAGGCTCGCTCTGGTGATCCACGTCATCGAATACATCTGCAGTGGTGAGCCTTTGTCTTCGTGGTCGGAGGTGAGCGGCCAGACGATGCAGCGGGCTGATCGGCTGCTCCGTGAATATGTCATGCGAGGAGCGCAGACCTTCTATTCCGATGTGGTGCCAAATGATAGCTCGGAGGGCCTTGCCAGGGAGGTGTTGGCATACTGCAAGGGTGTGGCTGTCCACGGTCTGCCGGACGTCTCTTTGAAGTCCTTGTACGAGATTCCGGCATGGAAACGATCTAGCCCGACCACCAAGACGGATGTTCTGGGGCTGCTCACGAGCTTGAATTGGATCCGAACGACATTGAGGCCGGGAAAGACTCGTCCCGTGACTACGATCATGTTTAACCCGGCAATGATTGAGATTGCACGCGAAGAACAAACCGAAAGGTTGTTGTCTCGCAGAGAAAACTCCGCCGCTGTGTTCGGATCTTGATAAAACTCCCGCTTGACAAAGAAAACAGCTCAAAATACCATCGTAAGGTCATGCAATCCTTTCGAGATTTCCCACTTTCAAAAAGATAGTTCCGAGATAATTCCTAGATAGTTCCATAATAGTTCCATAATAGTTCCATAATAGTTCCAGGCATTTATTTTGCCATCAACTCTATGATATTACATCGATATCCAGGAAATTGATCAAGTTAGTTCTACACACCCCCTAGACACCCTGTGGAGGGGGCACACAATTCTTGACCTATAGCAAGCAAAATAGATCTTTCTCCAGGAATGCCCTAGGACACTGGAACTATCTCCTCTACTATATATATAAGTATAAGATATTATTTAAATATATATATATTCTTTACGTGGAAAGATCCTGGAAAGATCTAGGAATTATCATGGAACAATCTGGAACTATCTTTTTGACTAGGCCCCTTTGAGATGATACACAGTCATATGTCTTTAGGTACAGTCGTTTGGTAGAAATGGAGGTAATATGCGAATTTATATGCAGAAAGACGTTGTACAGAAAGCGCTCGCAAAAGCGGGCACAGTGAAGGATCTTGCCAAGGCCCTGGACGTTCAGTGTCAGACGATCTATCGGTGGGCTGCCGGATTCCCCATGACCATGGCCTCTGAAGCAAAGCTGAAGGAGTACGTCAATGCAGCAAAGGACTGAAGGAGCCGTGTACGAGCTGCAGTGCATCCTTGGAGATGAGCACAAACACCAGAGCTTCCACATGACGCGAGAGGCCGCAATCGAGGAGTCGAATCGCTGGCCCAATTGCCTGTGGGCTGTCTTTGACCACGGGTACCCAGATGGACCTTACCCAATAGCCTGGGGGCGGATTCACCTTGCCACGGACTTCTGGAGAAAACCCATTCAGTCCTATGAGGCATGGTTGCATGAGCGCCCAGAGCGGAAGATCCGCACCAATCCGGACACCACATCAGTGCGGGATCTGGCCGTCCTCCGGAGCATGCAGAAAACCGGAGATTGGCTCCACCCCCCGCAGGAGGGACCGCATACCGTGGAGACTCCGATCTGGAAAATCCACTACCAGGATGGCAAGGAGATAGGACGCGAGCTGTGGAATCCGAAGACGGAACAATGGGAGGGAAAACGATGTTAGACGACGAGATGATTGAAGCCATACTTGAATGGGCAAAGAAAAAGCCCTGGTTTGACACGACATTTGTCGAGGAAATGGAAATGAAATCACTGCATGGTCCTTTGACGTCTGCGCAGTCCCTAGCCCTAGAAAACATCATAATGCGATTCCATATTAAATAGTTTTCTGTTGCACCCCAGCCCCAACTGCGCTAAACTCCCGAGGAACTCACACACGGGAGACTAACAGATGCTGACATGCGCAATCATTGGATCGCAGAAAGACGAAGAGAGGCAACTGATCCGCTACGAGGTGGAGGTATCTCTGCCACCCCTGTACCGGGAGGTTGTCACGTTCACCACTGCCGATGTGGGCTTTGCTCCGCAAGAGCTGAACAGGAGCCAGGACGCCGCTCGCAGGTTCGCCCTGCACGTGGCTAGGCGAAACATCGGGCACGCTGTCCAGGCCCTGCTGGGAGTCCCTGAGGAGTCGCGGGAGGTGCAGGCCCCCCAGTCCCGCCGCCGACGAACGAAGGCGGAAATGGGAGCTGCGCAGGACAAGGAGGAAAACCTGCCGCCCCTGGGAAAGCATACCAGTCCCCAATCATCCACGCTCTCGATGCCATGCGATACGTCATCGAAGCCTGGGATCACCCCCGAGCCAGGAAACAACACTCATGCCCCCGAGCCGCAGACAGATACCCATATTTTCCGAAATTGCCCGGAGCATGAGGCCATCGTGATCAAGCTGGCCAAAGAGGCTTTCGGGCTCGGCTGGAGTGCAGACGCCGAGATCGTGGCGGCCGTGCGCAAATTCTGCCGCGAGGCCATCACGGCCCAAGTGCCGGCCGTTGGTCCCGGTGGTGAGGCTCACCCCGAGCTGCGGCTGCTGTTCTCGGTCGCGTGCGGGAGCGTGAATCGTGGTTGAGCGTCGAAAGCGGATCCCCATTGCGAGCGTTGCCTACGTCAAAAAGCTGACCGAGGCCGGGATCGCCGATTTTGGCACAGCGGGAGATCTGGCGCGAGCAATTGGGGTCCATCATAATAGTGTGAGAGCGTGGCTTCATGGTAGGTGGGCACCGAATGCAAGCAGCTTTGTTTGGCTTCAAAACCGGTATGGAAAGATCCGATGAGCGGAAACCTTACGCCAGGATCGGGTCGTTCCTGTTCCTGGAGTTCGATAACTTGCACTTCGCTCAAGAGTTTATGGCCGGGTACCGTTCCGGCATGGCACGGATATGGCGCACCACCTACGAGCTACCAAAAAATGCTGACACGCCGCGCAGAAGAGGAGTTAGGTTCGCTTGGCTCTGTCACCTGTACGGATCTAAATACGAAAACGATCAATTTCCCGAGGCATCATTATGTATGTAATTGATAGTAAACATGTCCGCAATCTGCGTGCATATGTATTGAAATTAGTAGCAGAGAAGACCGAAAGAAGTCATGAGATCATCGTGGAAGCTGAAAATCTGTTCGCGGAATGCTTGAGGAACGAGGTGCATCTTGGAGATTAAAAACCTCACGCCTCATGATGTGGTGATATTCCACACCGCAGGCGCGATCACAATTCCCCCGAGTGGCACCGTTGCACGGGTCAAAACCCGTAAGGTTCTGCGAGCTGCCATCGATCTGGGTGTCGTGCGCATCGGATGCTCTGAGATCGAGTCTCTGACTGTTGACGGCCTGCCGGAAAGGGATCCCCACGCTGTTTGCATCGTGAGTACCTTCGTGGCCCAGCACCCCGCATGCCGAGGCCGGGACGATATTCTTAGCCCCGATCTGCACTCTGCGATCCGGGATGGCAACGGCAATGTCGCCGGTATTTCGGCTTTCGTGAGGTATTCGTGAGCGCCGTACAGAAAGACAAAGTCATCGAGCTGTTGCTGCTCCAGGGTGTCAATTGCTATTATTGCGAGCATTTCATCAATGGCAGCGACGGGAACAGGAGAGAATGGGGATGCTGCCCCATGAAGGGCAACGCGATTTGCAAGCCGAAAGAGGAACTTTGCGAATGCTGGGAGAAGCTCAAAGATGATAATTGATGAAAAAATATTCGATTCAGTAATCGAAGAGGCACAACAACGATTTGACCGGGAAATTCCCGGTTGGGTCCATTACAAATTATTGGGAGCTGACATCATTCGCTGGATTCATCTGGAGTCAAAACGGAGATCCGCCGAACGGTGTCGTTCATCCGAGACGATCCAGAACGTCCCCGGAAGAGCTGCGACAAGTCCCGCGCCTCTGGTGCCTGAGATCCTTTGCTCTGAGCAACGAGAGGCTGATAGCAAACAACACCCCCAGGATTCCGACCGATTGCCCAACTGGCTAGTGCGCCCGCCAGAAGCCCCCCGAGACTGAACAACCTCCGCGAGTACATGATCGAATCGGGCCCCGTAATACTAAACGGAGATATAATGACCATTGTAGCATCTTCTCGCTGCAAAATCGGATAGCCTCCACCGTCCAAAACCTTGGCTTTTTGATACCGCTGCGAGGTTGCCGTGCCCCAGGCTGTGAGGATCGGACACAGCCGCTCTGCGAGTTCTTGGCTTCCCTTCGAGGGTCCGTGGTAGACCATGCCGCCATTGATGCCAGGACGCGGCAAAGACTCGAAATGCAGGGACACGAGCGTGCCGTTTTGCTGCGCAGCCTCGCGCCGGTCGTGATCCAAAAGCCCGGCACCTTTGCGAGCGCCGTGCAGGATCTCCCATCGGATACCGGAGCGGATTAGCTCGGGCTCCATTGCCATTGCGAGGTCATAGGTCAAATCAGCCTCGATCAGATACCCACACGTCCGGCCCGGATCCCATCGGTTATTCCCCGACCGACCATGGCCGGGGTCAACTACCACCTTCCAAGTCATGGCACACCTCACTGGCCGAAGTGTTTTTTTCGCCACGCCCTGAATGATTCATCGGTCGGCCAAATCAATACCGGGCAAGTTGTATTTGAGTACCAACGATGAATACCCACATTTTCTGCCGGTATGTTGTATGTTTTCATCAGATGCTTCACCCAGGCCACAAGCTTGCCTTCCTGCACAGGGGTCAAACCCTGCTGGCTAGTGGTAGCCTCGATCTCAATACCAATTCCGTTCGCGTTCATCCTCGCGTTGCCCGCGTGCCAAGCCTTGTTGGCAAAAGCCACCATCTGAGTTACATGGCCACCACGAGAGATCACGAGATGCGCAGACACACCAGAGTTTCTGTTTGCCAGCCAAGACACAGCGCCGTCGTAGCTTCCGGCAGTATTGTGGAGAATTATGTGTGTCAGAGTGGCACCGCGCTCACTGTAATTCGGGCTTGCGACAACGGTATCAACCACGGGCTTGAACTCTGTAGGCGGTACTGGATTGGTCGGAGGAGTGTTATTTTCCTCGCGGATCTTTTGCAGAGCGGCCCATGTCTTTGGACCACAGATCCCGTCGATGTCGTTGAGTGACCATGATGGATCGCTTCTCACCATTTTGATCTGAAATTGTAGAAGCCTCGTATAGAGATGCCAATCGAAAACACGAGCAGATTCAACCGAGCAACCGGCAGAAAATCCCGCGTCAAGAAGGTAATTCCTCAGTGTATTTACATCTTCTCCCAAGCTGCCCCATCGTAATGTATCCATTTTAATACCTCCGCTGAAAAAAGAAAAAGTCGGCCCCCGCTAATGGGCGAGCGGCCCGAGGACCGACAATGCGGAGGATGGAGCCGCCGCATTGCCAGTGTGACACGGACTCAAACAGTGATGCCGCGAATCGCCTTGATCATGAGAGCATGGCGCTCAACGTGGCTTTCGGTACCGTCGATCTTGTCGATCAGCGTAGCCGCGATCTCGAAAATCTTGGGCAGCAGGGACTTGACAATTCCCCAGCCGAGAGCGTCAAAGTCTTCGCCAGGAAGAAGATCCTTGATGGCCTTCTCAACGGCTGCTTCGTTCTCTTCGGTATACTTCTGCGCAAATTCGAGGCCATTCATGAGAATAAACTCAATAGCCATCAGCAAAAAGGCGGACTTAAATGACTGTAACATTGTCACCTCCGTGGTTCGTCAAAGGCACGCTTGAGATCATCCCACTCGCGCCGAAGCTTTGCAGAATCGAGAACGTGATCATTGTATTTGATCGTGGCATCCATCACTGCTTTTTTGGTTCTGGCCCTGTCCTCGGCCCCGGATACCAGGGAATCGATCAGGATCAGAATGATTTTGAGGATCAGTTGCTCGATCATTTCGTGGCCCCCGTGTAACCGTAGGTAGTCAGCCTGTGAAGCTGTTTCTTTTCGTCCCTGAAGGCATAGATGCAGAGCCCCGGCGAGATATCAACGAACCATCGCCAGTCTGCGTCCTGCCCCGATTCTGAGCGAACCGCTGCACATCGGTCCGTCCCCCTGGCCTGAACCTTTTCCGTAAACGAAATCATCTGTACCAGCCCAGCCCGAGACTGGCAGATCGTCGCACCTTTGACGCCATCGGTTTTTGTTCCATTGCAATGGATCGTGCCCGGCAGGAACTCGTTAGAGGTCCAATCGATGAGAGCCTTGGCCGTCGATCCGGAGTCCGTAAATGCCGTTGCTGTGATCAAGCATGTGTCCCAATTCTCAAGCCACATTGTTGGAACATAGGCCCAGGAGAACGTCGCGGCTCCTGCTGGATAGTGGAACTCCTCCCTGTGGCAGGTGGTGATCGCCAGCTCCCGCGTCTTCGGTGGTAGCTCGAATTGGATAACGGTCCGCGTAGCTCGCTGCAGGAGGCCCACGCCGACGTATCGCGTGCCGTTGGCAGAGAATGCCATCGTAGCTCGGTCCACGCTTTGTGAAGGAAAAATGGCCGCACCAGAGGCACAGCCAACAACGAGAAAGGAAATTCCAAGTGTCCATTGAATCATAACAGAATCCCCGAAGTGTTCAAATCTTCGGGAATGCTACCGAATCATGGGAGTTTTGTCCACCACAGGAAAACCTGCGACAGAATCCCGACAGCCGCAACGATCCAGCCCGTCCAACCAAACAGCCGCCCCTCCAGGGTGATCTGACGCTTGCGGCTGTACTCGCCTGCGAGGTAGCCAGCCCGTGCGGGACACTCACTCTGATTGATCTTAACCTCCTTCACCAAGTCAGAAAGTACATCAATTTTCGTCTCTATCCGTGCTACGCGCTCTCTTACCTCGCCGTCGATCATTTCTTCTTTTCCTCCTTGGGATTGTTCAAGCTCTGCACATATTCGCTAGACTCTTGCTGTATTCTCGCAATGAGTTGTGCTGATTCTGCGTATGGTTTTTGGCTGAGATATTGCAACACAGCGTTGACGGTTTCAGTTTTTAGCATGAGCTTTTCGGGTACTTTTTGGTCCTGCGCGATTGCAGCGAATGAGATAAGTGACAATGCGATGAGAATCTTTTTCATTTACAGAACTCCTTGCGTTTTGTGATAAACTCGAAAAGTGCCTGCGTCAGTTCTTTTTCTGTCGTAATTGTCGTTGGCTTTGTACCGCCATTCTTGTACCAGACGATGGTTCCGTCATTGTTGATTTCTAGGATTTTCTTAGGTCCGTCTCGAAGTATGATATAGTTGCTATTCACACCTTCATTTGTTATTTTCACGCCGTTTACGTATTGATTTGACGACCCGGTGACAGAAAATGTAATTGAGTTGACGGGCGCTTGAATTGGCTCTTCACCAGCAAAACCCGGCACAGACAGAATAAACAGTAAGAGAAAGGGTGTCGATAGCTTCACTAGACTACTCCTCAATTGGCTTAGGCGTGTCAGAGGTAAACTCCAACCCTTCACTCATTTTCTGTTGTTCCATGTACGCAATCAAAGTTGAAGCCTTATCAACTGCCGAATGGAGCGCGTATTTTGCACCAATCTTATTGTTGTATTTTGATGCATCTATAACTCCTGACTCTCCGCGAACATCGAAACCATTCGCAAGTATCAGTACACATATCATTGACTTCGGAGACACACGAACGAAATAGCAAGTATGGCAATATCGACGAACAAATGGTGTCATTTCTTCTTGCACATATTCATCGTAGTCGCTCAAATCCCAGGTCGGAAGCATAACAGGAACGGGCAGTATGTCGCCTTTGTCGTACCACCCTTCAGTAGCAATGCTGCAATGTCTCGGCCTTTGATTCTCTTCTTCTAGCATAAAAACCTCCGCTTTTCCCGGCACTATTGCCGGATTGACAGCTTAGCATATGGATTGCTAGCTGTCTAATTAAACACAACCACCCCCGATAAGAACAACGCACAGGAGGAGCATGGCTGGGTTGGAGGATAGACCTGAGATTAGTGCTATGCCGAGTTCGTTCATTATAGTATCCTCAATACTGAGTATTTAACTGTTTGTGTAGTGGCGCCATTAGTTACAGTAATTTTCCCAGTACCGCTTGTCCCGAGGGTTAGTGTAGCAGAAGCAAGTGTGGTGACAGTAACTCCATTGCTATTATTAGCGTATGCGTATCCCTGTGCATATTGTGTACTGTTTGAGTTGCCCATAACATGGACTAGATACACACCTGTCGCTACAGTCGTTGCTATATCTGCTGCGGCACCTGAACCAAGCGAGGCGGTGTCACCGCTTGTGGTGTTTACCCTCGTAGCAGTCACCGGCTGGCTGAGGGTGATGGCGGTGTTCGCTAAACTCATCACTTTAGTAATACTTGCGCCATTTGCATAAGTATAAAAGTCAAGCCCATCGTCACCATTTGCCTCAATAACTCCACCCGGAGAGCCATTAAATTGCCACTGTATTGCTGCACCTGCATCTGTACGATTGAGTTTAAGAGCATTTTCGGCTGTAACATTAACTGTCACGTCGTTGTTGAATGTAGCGGCTGAACTAAACGTCTGCGCCCCACTCCACGTCACCGCGCCTGAGATTGTCTGGGCTGCGAAGCCTCCGGTGAAGGTGACTGCTTTATTAAATAATACATTACTCAAATCACCAATCTGAGCTATAACAGTGTCACTGTTTCCGCCGTATATAATAACGTCTCTTGCTGTGCCGCCACGGGTTTCTAAAACTAAATGGCCGCCTTGATTGAATATTCCAGAACCACCTACACTAGTCCCATATATAGAACTGTTATTGGTGTTATTCCACCTTGCTGTGCGGGAATTGAATGTCAACCCAACTAAACCACCCGAGAATGTCTGACCGTCACTCCATGTTAAAGTTCCGCCAATGGTAGACACGCCAATATCAATACCACTCGCTTGCAATTTTAAAAGATTTGATGAAGTCCCAGGCTGATAAAATTGAACAACTGTTCCTGTGGTAGCAGAGCGCCCAAATCTCACCGTGTCCGTTACAATATCGACATCATAATCATATGTGCCGCCGTCAAACAAGAGATTTATCCCATCTCCCAATACAGTGACACCGCCTGAAAATGACTTTATTCCAGTGAAAGTCTGTGCCCCCTCCAACAGCGCAAACGTGCCTGTCGCAGCAATATCGGGAATAGTATACGTTCTAGCCGCAGCCGTTGAGCCAGCCACAGTTAAATTAGCGCCAAACTTCAGACCAGCAGTTGGGAAAGTTATCGTGTTCTTGAACTCTGAATTTCCCCGCATCTCATCAGGAAGCGTCCAGTAGCTACCTGCGCTCGCTACCTGTGACAGTAGCAGAAGTAACGCTATAAATACTCGTATCATTCTATGCCTCCTCAAAAATAACTGAAGTTTGCAGTTCCTTGCCAAACTATTGTATGTGCCGCTTCACCTGTAACTCTGACTCTAAATGTGGTTCCACTTGCATCAGCAATTGCAGCCCATGCAGTCGCGCCAGCGTCCTCATAACCAGACTCATTATGCTTAGCTACTGTTAGAGTGCCAGCAACATTCTTTACAAAATATCGTAGCGTCCAAGTCCTAGCGTTTCCATTAACGGGAGCTGACTCAAAAGCAGCCACCTTGATTTCAACTTCGCAAGCTACATCATTAGGACAAGCAATGCTCATGAGAGTAGTAACAGTTGCATCAGTAGTCTGCACCCGTCCTGATAGTCCTCCATCACCAATCATATTCCAGTAGCCGGAAGCATGGTCAGTGTAAAATATTCCTGAAGTGTGCAAGGTATTACAATAGAACATCTTGTTGTCTACCTTGACTATGTTACCGATTCTATAGTCCTGTCCCGTAGCCCATGCACCAACATATCCAAACGCTGCATAGCGTTCATTCACGAGGTTCTGCGTGACTTCCACACCACTATTCAGTCCACCAACCGAAGCACTCGTAATGGCAACATTGGAGTCAAGTATTGCTGGCAACACAAACGAGCCACTCGACGCGCCCGTTCTAGTACGAGTTATCGCTTGCTCACCTTCAATTCTCAGCCTGTAATCGTTGTTTGTGAACGTAGTCCTGTAGTGCATAACCAGCTTGCGAACTATGCAAATTTCTGCGCTTGGTAGTGGACTCAGCAACAAAGTAGCAGAGCCGTATGGGTCTTCTGCCAATGCCTGATCTCTTGCAGTAGTTCTTGCAGCAGTAGTAGGATTAGTCGGTGCGTATCTCTGTTGACCGAGAAACCATTGATACCTGAATGTCTGACTTGTCGCATCATCCGTCACAGGGACCGCAGCCAAGTACACACAGAAGTAGTCATCATCAGTCAGGCCGACAAGTGAATCACCACCACTTGAAGGATTGTATTGAGGCACGTTTCCTACATGGATAAATGGTGCAGCCTGCTGATACCCCGTCGTCCAATCCCATTTTACAGAGGTATGGAGTTTTGCGAATACATTATAAGGCCCGCCATTTGCAAGGAATGTTAACGGTGTATCAAAATCCTCATCTCTTACTGTCGTTCCAGCAACCCCTGGTGTAATGCTTGCAAGTGTTGGATTGTCAGCATCACCAGGATTGTAAACCGTGTATGAGCCAGCAGTTAAACTGCCGCCAGAAATCAGGAATGTACCAACAGTAAAATGCTGCGAATAATGAGTTTCATAATCCATCACAATCCCATGGCATTCTCGTAAACCATATCCCTTTGGCGATTGTGTAGGGTCATATATTGCAAGAGCAGCTTGTGGAAGAGTAAAGTCAAATCCTGTGTTACTCACTACCAACGTGCCAGTAATATCAAATTGAAAGAAATATGTACCAGCAGCAACATCATGTGCAAGAGTAATTGGTGCAGAGTATTTGTACAGAGTGCCCATATCGTACACATCTTCTGTACCAGTAGGGGTAAGGGTCATCTCTTGCGTAGTTGAGTCGTACTCAATGGCCCAATTGTTTCCGTTTTTGAAGCCTGTAGGCTCACCTGTCGCAATGCCCATTTCTTTTGGAACATTCTGTACAGGCCCTAGTTTTCCAGTGAATGGATTAAATCTAAATGACATAGTTATGTCCTCACTACTGAGGTCATGGCGATTTTGGAGGCGTCGGAGTAGTCCACTGTGACCGTGCATAGTGCCACGGTCTTGGCAGCGTCACGAAAGAAGCTGTAGGTTTCCTGGGTGGCACTCGGGTACGCAATTGTGAGCCCTAGCCACGTCTCAGGCACTAAGCCAGCTACCTCAAAGTGCCCACCAGGAGAGCCCGAGGAAGGCTGATACTTGCCCGTGTGGTCCTTGAGCCACAAGGCACTGTCGAGAGCCCTGGCATCGTCTGCTGCAGCCTTCTCCAGCAGCGTGCCTGTGAATCCCGCAGCCACGCCTGTGCCTTTGACGGCTGGGAGGATGTCATAGCCTCCGATCATGGCTGCAGTTCTGGACGCTGTCGCTGTGGTGCCGAAGTCGAGTACAGAGCTGGCAGCAATGGAAATTGCCCCAGATACCGGGTCAACTGATACTGGATAGATGTTATTGTCTGCCACGCCTTTTCCAGCCATCAAGGCAACCTGTGCGTGGTAGTATTGGCTTCCTGCTGTCTTGCCGAATTGCTGAATAGTTGGCGTTGGCATTGGTTATCTCCTTTTAGAATCCGGCAATGGGGAACTTGTAGAATCCACCGTCAGCACTCACCACAAGGCGACATGTATCGGGAGGAACAGCCGGAGCCGAGGTATAAAAGCGAGCCGCAAGGCCACGCTCAAATCGGATCGGGATCGATACAAGGCTCTTGGCCCCACCGGCTGCACCGATGATTGCCTGCTCCCAGATGAGCCGACCGCGCCCTGCTGCGATTTCAGCCGTGACGAATGCGTCAGTCATCGAGTCAGCCGTGTCCACGTTGTTGGCAGCACCCTCGATGAGGCCGGAGATGTCATAGAGCTGAACGATGCCGCCCACGAGGCTGTCCGTGTATGCTTGGCAGTGAAACAGCATCCCACTCGTCGGCTTCCGCCTCTCCGTCCCACATGTGAGCGCGCCAGTGCCAGCCGTGCAGCTCGCTGGATAGAGCTGTGTAACCACTCCAGCCGCACCAACATCAGTCAAAGTTTGTACCCATGTCGTTGAACTCATCCTTAATACTCCTCTGTGTGTGTGCCTATGCGAGCCATTTGCAGGAGTGGCCGCATTTCGGGGTCTGCCGCGAGCAACTGCCGTGCTATTTTTGAGGCTTTTGGCCTTTTGATCCCAAGGGTCAGAAGCTGCCGTTCCTGTTGCCGGTTATCCATAGCTTGCAGGGGAGAAACGCCCTCCACTGCCTGCATTTTCTGCCTTTCGGCCTCTTCTAGCTCAGCTAATATCTGAGTGATCTGCATAGAAATACCTCACAGCTTCCTCTTGGTCCTGGTTGCGGAAATTTGGCCCATATTGTGATCTGTTCCTGTTCTTCGCCAGCATCTTTTTGATCGCCGGGGTGTGATCTTCGAGCTTAACTCGATGACCGCCCCCCTTGGGCTTGAGCTTTGCCCCAGGATCCCCCGGCAGTTTTGCCGCTCCCGCTTCCTGGGGTCGTGCCCAGAGCGGGATGTCGAGATCTTCCTGTTCCGCGAGCCATTGAGGTGCGGCCAGTTGCTCATCGAGAGCCCTGGCATCGCGCAACGGCATGTCCATCAGCTCCTCGAAACTCATACCTGCCCCCTACCTGTGGGAGTGTTCTGTGCAGCCGTTCCTAAACTTGTCTGTGGTGGCCCTCCAGAGCCAATCGGGGCCGGTTGTTTCGCCCCTCCAGGAGCTTTCGGCCCTTGCTGTTGCTGTGGAGCTTGTCCCGCAGGAGGCTGGCCCTGTGGCTGTGGTTGCCCCTGCCCCTGCCCCTGCCCCTGCCCCGGTGGAGTGCCGGCCACTTGTTGCGCCTTCTGCTGATCCATCGCCTGCTTTTCCATCACCACGCCTTGCCTGATCGGATTGGATCTCGCGTACTGCGCCATCTGAGGCACGATCTGCGTCGTCCCCGGAGGCACCTCACCCGCAAGCTCCCTCTTCTGGATCCTGTGCTGCTCGATGTGGAGGAGGCACGACTCCATCAGCCACGGGCTCTGCCCCAACTCGTAGTCGTTTTTGATCATCCACTCACCGTGCGCGTCCATGTGGATGTCATGGTCGTCCTGCGCCCACACGAGCGGGAGAGAATCGGCCTTGCCCGTAGGACCGATAGCCAAGACGTCGGCAAAAACCTCGTTTTCCCGCTGTGCCCTATCCCGGTGAGCTGCCGATCTGTCGCGCAGTGACTCTGCGCCAAAGTATTTCAGGAACTTGTCCATGACATTTGGATCGTTCTGCAGCCTGACTCCTAGCGGAGTTTTCGAGTTCAATTCGATCAAATTGGCCTGGGTCGTCGCCTTCGATTTCAGCTCCATTGAGCCCTCGGTTACGGAGATATCCACCCCGTAGTCAAGAGGCTGCGAGATAAACGATATCGCGTCCTGGATGCTGAATTTTCCGGCTGAATTTTTCTTGAGATATCCAATAACGTCATCACCAAGTCGGATGCAATTTGACTTCATGCACGAAAGAACCTTTTCACCGATTCCGCCGACGAATCGCTCGAACTCTTTGCGTGCCGGGGTCAGCCTGCGCTCCTCGCGCTCCTGCGCCTGCCGGTATGCGTAGCCGGAGGACACGCCCTGTGTGCGTTGCCCCCGCAGTGCATCGCCAGCCCCGGAAACCTCGTAGACGTCTCCCTTTGTTTCCTCGCGAATAGCACCAATAGCAGCCGGGATCGGGGTCTGATCGTGGAGCCACCGCGCCACCGTGCTCGGGTCTGATACCTCATGGATTTCGCCAGGAGTGCCGGAGAGCTTCGCAGGGTCCAATCCCCCGCCTGCCTTCACCAGCAGGTGAGAGCCGAAATTCCGCAGGAGCGACGTAGCAATCAAACTGTCTGTAGTGTTCAGTTGCTTGTTTTTCGCCACCACATCATGCAGAGGCCCTACCGCCATGTTGCTCGGAAGAATTGAAAACCATTGTGCTTCCACGAACGGATGCCAGCCGCCCATCTTGTTCGTGCGGTACTGTGGCTTGCAGATGTGCGTGCAGTGTCCGTTCGCTACAACAACTTTTCGGCCCTGTGGCCAGTCTTCACACGGTCGGTCGTAGTGCTCGATTACCATGATCTTCCTGCGGAGGTATTCCGTAAACGAATATCCGGATTGTCTCCAGTAGTCGTCTGATATAGGACTGATCATGTTGAGCCGCAAGAACTGCATCGTTGCAAAATGCGCAATGACTTGATTCATGTTTTGCGGAATCACCTTGGAAAAATGCTTAGTTTTCCCCTCGGCCTCGCCGTAGTCCCGGATCCAGTCGTCGAAATCAACGAGCTTGAATCGCTGCACGTACTTGCTGTTGTGCATTCCGGAGCTGCCCGGTTGTCGCCTGTACTCAAACGGGGTCAGGAACGAGATCTTGACTCGCCCGAGGTGGACATCTCGCATTTGCGGCATGCCGTCGTCGTCGTGAAGGATCTTCCACTGCTCCGATTGTGTAGGCTGGCCATCCGATCCTAATGCAGGCATAACGCCGTCCAGGAGGCCACCAAGAATTGGTTCAGGCTTGAGCCCGGATCGGTAGTTCTGGCCTGGTCCTTTCTGGTAAGCCGGTATTTGTATGACTTCACCCGTGGTGTGGTCCCATTCCACGCAGGCCGCAATCTGCCCGTAGGTTACGAAGCTGTTCGCAGCCATGCGCAAGTCATGATGCAATTCTGTGATTTTCACCTGAGCGTCAAGCAATGACTGCGAGATTTTCTCCCATCGTGAGCTTGTGCTGCAGGAGTCATTCGTTGCCTTGGCTTCCCATTCCGGGGTGTTAGAATACAGAAGACTCCCAAGGGATTCCGCGCAGACTTTGGTGATATTTGTGTGTGAGCGTTGGTTAATGGCTCGACTCGTTGGCCGCATGAAATCCGTATCAACGGCAACACCAAACTTTCGTGACCATTTCAGGTGGTGGTTTCCGTATACGAATTGCATGTTTTCATACCATTTATAGGACCATTGCTTGATAAATGGCTCCTGGTCTTGCACAAGTCCGAAGACAGCTTGTGCAATCTTCTCCGGGTCTTCCTGACACCATGGAGAATTGGGGCAATGCTCAGCGAGCATTTTTTTAGTCATCTTATCCATGTGACTCATCCTCATTCATCGGTATCAGCCCCAGCATCTGCGCTAGTTTGTTTTCCTGTTCTGCCTCTAAATATGCTTCATCTTGCTGGGCATAATCAGGTTCTTTTTCATGTGGAGGTAGTGATTCATCGTCATAATCGTTGGTATAGTCGGGAGTTTTGTAGGCTGCCGCGTAGGATCTCAATGACGCGGCGCATTGTTCCAACATGCGTTGGACGCTCTGGAGATGCGTTGCCCCTGCAGGACCTACACCGGACTTGCCGATGCCGTGCAGAGTCACCGCACATGTATCGATGAATGCAGAAACCGAAATGACAGCGATCTTGATCGTCTGCTCTTCGTTGTTTGCTATGCAATTATTGTTGTGCTCGCCCATGTGTATCATCTCCAGAGGAAAACTGTTTTAGATGTTGGTGCCGTACTTGGTATCAATCAGAGGCCATTCGCCAGTCTTGAGCTTGGCTTCGATCACGAGCGTGTAAGCCGTTGGAGCACTAGCAGCCAGGAAGACAAATTCCGGCAATGCTGTGGTTGCGTTCTGGATGACCTGATACTCCGATGCAAGGCCAGGAGCGCCAGCAACGCGGACATAGGTGGACTCAAGGGCATCGCATTCCCATCGCCGCGACGACACGCGAGGATAGAGGGAGGCAATGTAGTTCTTGAGCGCCGTGGCGGTAGCGCCATAGGTTGCATGAGCCTCAGCAGAGGTCCAAAAGGCTCCGGCAAGGTCGCCGAAGTCCAGATCCACATCGGCTGCAAGGCCGGTAATCTGTGCTTCGATCACATGCTCGAATCGGCGAGTGATGCTCTGATCAATGGGTCGTGCGTAGGCTTTCCACGCTGTTACTGCGTATGCCATAGTAGGGACTCCTCTTTATTAAATAGTTCCGTAAGAAACGGGCTCAACAGGCTTTGCAGCGTCGAGCAAGTCAACGTCGATCACCAATACGAGAGCAGTTGGACCACTTGCAGCGTGGAATGTCAGCTCAGGCATCTTAGAAGCAGCGTCATAAGTAAGATTGTATTCTGTAGCTCCAGCAGTCGCACCAACCACGCGGATGAATGCCTGGAGGCCACCCGTGCGACACTCAACGTGTGCCTGCTTCGCAGTCAGAGCCGCGAGGTGAGCAGCAAGAGCCGTAGCCTTCGCACCATGCGTTCCATCAGCAATAGCCGAGGTAAACATTGCGCCAGCCGCACCATCGCCAATGTCCCAATCGACATCTGCAGCCGTAGCAGTGACACTGATTATTGTTCGCTGCACCCATCGGCGAGTGGTTCCACCGGATGCAATCGGAAAAGTTTTCCATGCAGGAATTGCCCATGCCATAGTCGTATCTCCCTTAAATTGTTCCAGACGATACAGGGGCCAATGGATACGCTCCATCAGCCAAATTAAACTCAATTATCAACGTAATTGCCGTTGGAGCAGCACCGGCATTGAATGCAATTTCGGGAATTTTTGACGTAGCATTGATGGTTACGCCGTACTGAGTCGCAGCCGCAGGAGCGCCCACAACGCGAGTGTATGCGGATTCAAGAACCGCAGACCGCATGAGCACTTCGGACGCCAAAGGATACGCTTTCGTCAGCTCTGCCTTGAGTGCCGTAGCGCGAGCTCCGTAGGTGGCATCTGCTTCTGCCGAGGTCCAGAATGCACCTGCAGTCAGATCGCCGAAATCCACATCAACATCAGCCGCTGCCTGTGTGATATCTGCCTCAAAAACCATTTTGCCATATGTTTTGCTTGGCCCCTTCGATGGAAACCATGTTGATTTCCAGGCCGTGATAGCGTGAGCCACTGGTCACCTCCGTTTTCGCAATCGCGGCAATATCGCCGCACGAATCACTAACAAGGAGATGATAAGGCTGGATGGTAGCTATCTATTAGATCTCAAGATCGTAGGGGATGTACCCGGCAGGAAGCTTGCGTTGCCCGGCTGCAGCCTCGATGGCCTGAAACTCGGGAGAATCGCGCAGGGGCGGCACATAGTAGCCATAGGGGTTCTGGATTGGGACCGTGCGAGGTCCGCCCAACGGCTGATTTGGCCCGAGTGGTCCGGAGGGTAGCTGAATCGGCCCCCGCATCTCACCCGTTGCTGCCCTGGCCCCGATCTGGCCTGCCGCCTGCGCCTCGTACGGAGCTGCTGCGCGTCCCGCCTGCTGCACGCCTCGGCCTACTGCACTCACGCCCCGACCTGTGGCTGCCATTCCGCGAGAAGCTGCACCGAATGCCTCTTCGGAAGCCTTGATCAACTGCTGTCCGCCGCGAGAAAGAGCATCGATTCCGCCTCCCAATTGCTCGCCGTATTTGCGCCCTGCCGCCTGTCGCGCAGCATCCGCAGTCAGTCCGCCCGCTGCTGGATTGAGGTTGATTCCTCCCTTGCCCACATTGCTGCCGACGTTCGCGAACCGGGATCCCAGGTTGCCAAGGATCTCTTCTGCAGAGCCGCCCAGAGGTCTGGCTCCCAGCTTCTCGGCTACCTTCGCGCCACCCTGCACGAGAAGCTGTGGAACTGTCGCGCCTGCGCCCGCCATCGTCGCCTGGGAGGTTCCTGGCGCCAGGATTGAGCCAACAAATTTGCCTGCCGGAGTGGCTCCGATTTGAGCCATATTCATCACTTTTCCAGTGCCCTCGGCCAGCTTCCCCGCGCCTATTGCCGTGTTCGATGCAGGAGAGCCCAAGAACTTCGCTGCCCAGCCCGGCAGGTATTTGCTCGCCAGGGAGCCCATGCCCTTGAGGACGCCAGGAGCTGCCGCAGAAATGGCCGTTGCTTTCCCGCCTTCTTCCGCAGCTCGCCGCATGTCAAATGCTTCGCGATATGCAGGATCCAATGCTGCGAGTCCTCGCGTTAATGTCTCAGCTCCAGCAGTGCCAGCTCCCGATCCGACCATCCCACCGGCAACAACTCCTGCTGGCCCTGCTCCTGCTCCGACGACTCCGCCACCAATACCGCCAGCAATGCCGCCAGCGATTCGCGTACCTGTGGTGAGTCCTTCGGCCAAGTCGGCCACGTCCCAGTCTGGTGAATTGGTGATCGCTCGGTACTTGCCGGATCCTGGGTCGTAGTAGTAAAAGTCCCGGCCACTTCCGATGATTTCTGCATTTTGAATCCCTGCCTCTGCCATTTTCGTTTGCAGATACTTCTTTTTCTGCCCGTCATCTTCGAGGTTTGAAATCGCGTACCTCATCGATGGAGACACTCCCGTAGCGTCGATCTGGTCTGCCGGAGGCATCACCTGCCCGACCTGGATTCCTGCAGCTCCAAGAAGAGCCTGCATCGGCACGGTGAATTGCTGCCCCGCCTGACTGACTTGTGCGTACATACCATCAGGAGTCACGGCAAGAATTTGCTTATCAGTTCCCTGCATCGCAGCATTGGCCTGTTGCATGATCTGAATGGCGTTCATCTCGAAATCGTTGCCGTCCGGCCCTTTGATCTTATAGATAAGGCTCATTTCGGTGCCCCCATCTTGCTAAAGTCAAGTGTCCCCATGCCTTGAAATACGTTAGGGGTCGGTTGCGTTGACTGCACTCCAGGGAGGAATTGAACCGCCTGGAATTTCTCCCAGGTATTCCGTACAGCCGGAGTGTCAAGGGAAGAGCCAAGCCCCCCAGGCATTGAGTTCGAGATATCGGATTTGAACCGCTTCTCAAGCTCTTTTATAGTATTATCGAGGAGAGTTTTCCTTGAGATAGGCAATAATCCGCTAAATGTTACAAAGCTATTGAGCCCCTTGGCTGATTCCGTCATCCCGAGGTCATTGAGAATGGTTGTGGTGTTAGCAAGAGCGTCTTCAGCAACCTTTGAGTTCGGGAAGATATTTGGATTTTCTATCGAAGATTTTAGTTGTTGAAGCTGTCCGAGAGCTTGATTGTATTTTTGATTCTTGTCGTAAACCGCAAGCCATCTCTGATACGCAGGATCCGATTGCCTGAGGAGAGTGTCCTGCATCTGCCTTGACTTCGTTTGCGTGATTACGTTGTTCACTGCTTCATAGACTTCGCCAGGAGGCACACCGCTTTCGATGAGTTCACGCTGCTTCGCCTGGAATCGCTCCGGGTCTTGAGCAAATGGACTCAACTCTCCAGCCAGAGTATTCACGTTCATTCCACGCAATTGCTGCTGGTAGTTCAGAGTCGCGATTTGCTTGTTGACTCGATTCATTGAGATCGCATCTTTTGCGGCCTCGATGTTGGCCTCTGCCTGCTTCAATTCCAGAGGATTCATCTTCTCGGCCTGCGCAATCTGCTGCATAATTTGATTACGCTGTGCCTGTGCCGTCTTAACCTGCTCCGTAGCGCCGAGCTGCTTCATGCGCTCGGTATATTGCCGCACGGTTTCCCCGGCCATCGCATCCGGAAGGTGAGCTTCTGTTGCCGCGCTCGCCTCCCACCGCTCCAGCTCCACAGCCGCCCGTGCCTGAATCTGCTGCATCTGTTCCTGTGATTTTGCCTGCCCGATCTGTGCTTCGGTGAGCTGCTGTTGTTGCTGCAACTGCCCCGGCAATGCGGCAAGCCTTTGCTTCTCGCCCTCGGTCTGCAGGCCCGTCAGCTCGCGTTGCTGCCTGCTCTGCGCCATTTGCTCCTCGGCTGCAGCTCGTTTCGTGGCCATATCTGCGCCCCGCACGTAACCTTCCCCGAGGTTCTGGAGGCCCTGGCCGATTGCCTGCCCCTGCGCGATCCGACCTTGGGAGATCACGTCTGCAGCTCGCTGGCCCTGATTCCTGGCCTCTTCAGCACCGCCAGACTGAATCGCCATTGCCCTGTCTACCTGCCCTTGCTGCCAGGAGGGAGCTTGCGGAATCCCGAACGCTTGGGGATCAACCCTGCGTTTCCGGCTCTCCTCGCTCTCCAATATCGCTCTCCAGCCCATTGTTGCCTCCAATTATGATGTATTCTCTCGCATCTATTGCAGGGATGACCTGCACATTGCCGTTGGTTAAACTGAGGACCAAACGAGGCCGGATCAGCACGTTCTTGACTTGTGCCTCTGTTTCGTGCCCGATTACGTCGAACGTCCTCCAATATTTGATATAGAAAAAGCTGTACTCCACCTTGACTTTGTATGTCTTCATGCCGCTCGCCCCTTCGTGTTGGTATCAACTTACCATTGTGTTTCCATATTGACTACCGTATCCGCCTTGGCCCATCTGGTCAAAAAATGGGTAGCTCTGATACTGCTGTGGTTGTGCGTTGCTCTGATACGGGCTGAATCCCCTTGCCGCTCCCTGTGCAACTGCCCCCGCAATCGGAGCCGCAGCCATTGCGGGACCGCCGAAGTATGCCCCGGCTACCTGCCCGCCCAGGCCCATCGCACCCATCAACATCTGGAGGTTCTGTTGTTGCTGCGCCTGCTGCATCTGGATGTTATTCGTTGTCGCGCTCTGTGCCAGTCCGGCCTGTTCCCTCTGCTGGTTGTAGTCGAGGCCCGCAAGGTTCGTTTGGCTTTGCATGAGCCGCTCTGCAGCCGCTCGGTCGATCCCGAGTGACTGCTGGATGAATTGTAGATCCTGCGCCTTGTTGCCGTACCCGCGAGAGATCTTGCCCTCCTCGATGGCAGACCGCGAGCCGAAAAGCGTATCGGCAACATTCTGCCGATGTCCTTCCGCCGCACCCTTAGCTCCGTATATGTCCTTGCCGTACTGGGATTGCTCGCCGCGCAGGTTACCCAAAAGAGCATTTATATCGGACTCGCCTGCCATAAGCTGAGCTAATCGGTTGGAGGTGCGATCCATCGCCTCGGTCCTGGCGGTATAGCCTCGGTCGTAGGCTTGCGTGGAAGCCTCCTGGCCCTTGGCGATCCCCGTGGTCCGGAGAGCCCCTTCTGTGTCAAGAGAGCTGCGCCGAAGATCGGAAGCTCGATCTCCCATCGTCTGCAGGCCCTGCATCTGGTAGGCCCGCTTCTGGTCCTCCAGGCTGCGCATCCGCTGCTGTGCCTGTGCATATGCCTCCGATGATTGCACTCCCTGTTGAGCTGCGAGAGCCGCGAGCTGGGATCCTGTCATGGGCATTCCGCTGCCGCCCATGAGGCCGGTAGCCTGTGCTCCGAGAGCATTGAGCACGCCCACATCGGCGAGTCCACGCTGGCGAGTCCCGGCCACTTCTTGGTCGATTCCAGCAACGCCCCGTTGCATCAACCCCTCAAGGTCGGCCCGTTCCTGCTTACTCATCGTGTCGTACCGGCCCGTCATCTGGTCCGCGAGTCCGCTGTACATGCCCCGCATTTGGGAAGCAACTGCGTTATTCTGATCCATAGAATCAGCTAGGCTCATAGCTTGCTTTGATACCGTATTCTCGAAATTCCTCGCGTTGTCGAGGTTCGTCATCAGGTTAGGTCGCACAGTATTCGTGTACGTATTCTTTGCGTCCGTTGCCTGTTGCGATGCTTGATTGGTCAAATTCGTCGCAGTATTCACATACTGGTCAGTAATCTTGTTGACGTTCTGCACGCCCTCGTTGAGGTAGCTACTCTGTTGGTTGAACAGTCCCTGCCGCGTGTTGTCTGCCTGCGCGTCGAGGTTGTTTCGCTCGCGACGGTAGTTGTCCATCGACTCCTTGGATTGCGTGTCGAGTCCCGACATCTGCTTTGAAAATGTTCCCTCTGCGCCTGTGTATGACTGCCGGTATTTGTCGTATCCCTCATCAAGAGCTTTTCGATGCTCGGCTGCTGCTTGTGTTGCTTGCGCCTGTTGCTCGTCAGCTCGTCGCTGCCTTGTAGCTCCGCCGAAGGTGTAAAAGTCCTTGCTGTCGTCGCTGATTTTTCCTTTTGTGGCAAGCTCATATGCTGGAGTTATTCCACTCACCCGCCCTACTGTATCCCAAAAACCCATACGTCACCCCTCGAAAAATTGTGTTTCTGTTAGTGGCATCTTATCGCCTTCAATGGCGACGTACTGCAAATTGAGCTGCCCACCGATCCAGTTGCCTTCGATCTTCACCTGCCAACTCTGGCCGAAATTCGCCGCATTGGTTGGGACCATCTGCCCCAATACTTGGAAGTATCCGTTGCTGTTGTTGAGCAGCGTAACCGTCCTGGCCGCAAATCCCGAGGATACGTTGGTGCGATACTGCACCGAGATCGTTTGAGCAGCGTAGGATCCGAGCAGCTCGACGAAAAACAGCATGTGGAAGTAGTACCAGCGATAGAAATGCTTGAGGCCACCAGGAGCCCACTGGTTGCTGATTAACGTGAACGCAATCCGGTTGTGCCGGTTTGTGTAGAACGGGAAATTGAGGTCGAAGGTCAAAGCCGCCGCGAACTGTGCCGGGGAAGTGTTCGGATCCCGCTGCACGTCCACAGTGCCAGCTCCTGCGTTTTTCGTGATGACAACCCAGATGTTGTTGTTGCACACTGCTTGCTCTGAGTAGAGCCCCATCGATGGAGTCGCCAGCAGATCCCCGGCTGCAAAGGCCCCGAGCTTTGCCGCGTCAAATCCCGCCGCGAGCGTAAAACGGAAATTGTCCCCGCCCAGAGCTGCAACTTCTTTCACCATCCACTCATAGCCGTAGCCAAAATCTCCACTGTTGCAGAGGTGATCAAAAAACACCGGCCTGGAGATAGCACCGGCAGCATTCTCCCGCGTTCCTAGCAGGAGTCGCTTGCCCTGGATTCCCCGCGTCCTCGCCGCGTTGTCGATGGTGATTTCCTGCGCCCAGTCGATTTTGTTGTCGAACTTGTAGTACAACCACTTTCCAAATCTGACATTATAAACGAGTGAGTGAGTAGGCTCTGTTCCTCTTGATGTGCTTGGAGTGAAGTAGAAAATGACTTCTTTTGTATGACTGTTATAGCTTGCGACGATCCCATCTGCGTCACCGAGGCTATACCAGCCAAACAGATCTGGTTCCAATTCCGTAGAGATCCGTTGAGGAAGATCCACGCCATCATCAGCAAAAATCCCCTGTGGCCCCCAAAAGTACATAATGCCATCGGCCACAACCGCAGCCTTGGAGGAAAAGGCCGTAATCGTGCTCCGCAGCCTCACTGAGAAGTCGGAGCCATCCAATGGGTACTCGCCTACCACGTCCGCAGAAACTCGCACCGGGACCAATTGCGGCATGCCGTTGAACTCGCCGAAATACATCTCTTCACTTCCGAAGATAATCAGCCGCCCCGTGTGTTCCGTTTCTCCCTTGAACGTATGCACGAGCATGCCACGAAACTCACCCCGAGGACATGAGACGCTGTTCCTGGCAGGATATGCAAGAGGGTTGTCCTTCATTGAGAAAGACATCTGCCGTTTTGATATCCAGAAAGTCCTTTGGTTGAATACGGCAACATCCTCCCAGGCATCTTCCGGGAGTGGTGAGTAGTCGATAAATCCACCGGGCTGGCCACCTGGAAGAGCTGCAATCGGGCTCTCGCACACGGCAAATTCGGTTTTGTCCGGGTGGTAGAAAGCCTCTGTTTGGGTGATCTTTCCCGCTGGGAGCCATTCAAACGTGCCAAGCTCGCGGTAGTAAATCCGATATTCCAGGTAATTTACACGCCGGTTGTGCTCTGTGCTGTAGGCTGGGAAGGGATTAACATATCCGCTCATTACGGATTGATAGAACTCGTTGACGCCGGGATTGGGTGTTCCGCCCGAAACCGTTGGCCACAAGAGCAAGTAGAGGCATACGAAGTCATCAACACCAGTAAGAACCTGAGCAGGAGCGCCAACATTCGTTTCATAATCAGTCGTGTAATCATAGATCGAATAGGCAAACTCATAGATCGATCCCCCGCGCAAGAGGCCAGATCCTGCAGCTCCGAGAGCCACGTTGTAGGTGCCGTTTCGTTGGTTCGCAGCTTCCACCGCCGCGAGATTCCGCGTAGGCGTGCCGTAGGTCGTTGAAGGCCAGACGTTCCAGCAGGATTGTACCTGCCTGCTGTTCTCTGTGTAGGGTGTGCCAAACGCTCCTTCCTGGGAGGTCTGGATGCTCTGAGGTGTAGGAATCGGGCTTGTGATATCGATCCACCGGAAGAATTGCCGGTCATCCCCGCGTTCGTGTTCCTGCACAATGGCACAAATGGCCTTGCCTGGAGCGGACATGATGATCTGATATTGGCTGCTGATCGTCAGCTCGGGGTCATAGAGCAAAGTCATCATCGAGGCCCCCACGCCACCGCGAGCGCCTGCATCGGGATTGATCTTCGTGGCGTTTGGCCAGTCCGCCGTCGCAAGGTTCGTTTTCCCTGCCCCGCCCTCGCTGTTGATGGTTGGCAGGTAGCTCGCCGAGGTAATCGCCTTGGCTCCGATGTTCCACTGCGCGATCATTTCTGCCGGGGCGGCTGCATATCCGATGCTCCACAGCTTCACGGCTCGCGTGCCTTTCGTCCAGCCACCGAAGTTGAACGAAGGCGGATGCCCAAAGATCGCGAACGTGTTCCAATACCCGAAATAGGGAAGGCCGTAGCGGTTGGCTGTGTCGGGATAGCTCGGATCCACAGCACCGATCCAGTAGGGTTTGTTGAGCACCTTGCCCTGGTGGTTGTACGCCACGGACCTGCACCATGTGCGTGTGCTATCGATGGTCCGAAACTCCACGGGAGTCGGTCGGAGGCTACGGTATTTGGTGCGAATGGTGCCGAGTAGTCCAGACTTCGTTAAGCTCTCCCATGCGAAACCCTGCGCGATATCGGCCACGAACTTGAAATTGCCCCCGTCATTGGCCACGTTGATCGCGAGGTCGAAGGTCGCCACGCCACCCTGTAGGCTGCTGCAGATGAACACGTAGTGCGTTCTCCGGACCGCAATTGAATCGTAGGTGCCAATGGTCAGAGGGACCACGCCGAAGCACTTTTTGCGATTCTCCCAGGCATAGGTGCCTGCCCCTTCCGAGGCCCGGAGCCCCGCAAACAGGGATGCTGCAGGTGGCTCGTTGCTGGCATGCCCTGGTATGGGAGCCATGCCATACCGAGGCCCCACGCCTTCGCCTCGGGCGATGCTGCAATTGCTGATATCGTCGCCGAAATGGAATCTTGGAACGAAATCAAGGCCGAATACGTCCAGGCCCTCAAGTAGCGTGTCAGTTTCAAATCTCTGTGATCGTGTTTCCATGCCCCGCCCTCCGGTATGAGTATAGGGCGAGAATAGTCTAGGTCAGTGCATTATGGCTATTTTTGCGTGCGCGACGCTCAACGAGGCTCACCACGTTGTCTGTCACAGGTTTTCCAAAGACTTCGATAAGAACCGCCTTCAACTGCGGCATCAATTGCTGATCAAGCTTATCCTTCAATCGTGCATAGTTCCTGGTGCAGTAGTATGCCTTAGAAAAGACCTTCTGCCACGGGGTCATCAGCTCTTCTGAAACTCGTCGCACCTCCACAAGCCCTACAGCACGGTCGAAGTCGGCAAACATGCTGCTGGTATTGAAAACGGCTGTGTGAAGCATGCGCGGCTTTCTCGTCTTTCTTGCTCCGTTGCTCCGTTGCTCATTAAAGCCTTTTCCATTGCGTTGAAAGCGTTAATGTAGGCAATTTTCTTTTCCATTGCCCTTGCTCCAGTCAGAGACATCATTACCAACGAGAAGCCATCCCTTGTCATGAATACCTCTCGTTCGACGTATTCCCTGCCCATAGAATTTTTCTTAATAGTTTCCACGGGCTCGAAATTGAGCTTGTGGAAATCATTGGATGTTTCAGCCATGATTCGATCGACAACTCGAAGAACGTTTTTATGTGTCTTTTCAAAGATATCCGAGATGTTCTTTGAGGATGCTTTGGCAGACTTCCTATGCACTACAATTTGAATCTCTTGCTGAGTATGAGAAAAAACGGTACTTGTCATAGCGATCACCTCATCGACAGGTGGTTTTCGTTGTCTCCCGGTCCTACACCGGGAGGCGATAACCTATCACACCTCTAACAAGCAAGCAAAAGGATATTTCGTCGAGAAGTATTTTTGTTTGAGTTCTGCCTCTGCTATCTATATATTCAATGTGAATAAGTTGTACAGCATTAGGAAGCCCAAGAGCCATAAGGTTATCTCTTGCAGTATGGCATGCTCTTTTGACTCCTTGGTGAGTCATGCCGTGAGCTGCCGCAATCGTTAGCGTATCGATCACCGGCTGGCGCCCGGATTTCGCTTTATATCACTTCGGCTTTAGCTTATCAATGTGCCTTCGATTTTCTTCATCATTTCATCAACCTTCTTAGCGGTTTCTCGCTCGATTTGTGACTTGCGATCCATCTGCTTAGACTTGAAATGAAGGCAAAGATATTCAGTGATGGAAGGGCTATGTTTCTCAAATTTGTTCTCTGCGGATGTTTTCCACTGTTTTGTGAGGTTCTCATACGTGGCGTTTATGGCTCGTTTGACTCGAAATTCAGATAACTCCTTAGCCTTGACGATGGCATTGCGCCACTTTTGCGCCACGTTGTCGTTCATTTTTGCATCAAACAAGTCCAACTGCGCGAAGAGTTCTCCCGTGTCTGTTACGTTCATCGGAATCTTAACACAGCCGGTATAGTCCGTTTCGACGCTCATGTTTCCGTCGTCGCCACCCGTGATCCACTCAAGGATCCAAGATTGGGATTCCTCGCGAGGTATGCGCCATTTTAGACTGTAGTCACCACACGGACGGTACACCCGCATGAAATAACCTGCCTTGAATATGTCCTGATCTTCCTCGAACATATGATCTGGGTTCTCCAGGAGTGAGGACGCCAGTTCTTTGTCAAAAGTGCTCTGAAATATCTTAACTAGTGGCGAAAAGCTGCCTATTAACATTCCCCATCCTCCGCTTTTGCTCCGGCGTGAGATTACGCCAAATTGACTCAAACCCAATCTGATTAAGACCGAACTTATGCACACGCTCCATGAGTGTCGGACAACGCTTGATGACTTCAAGCTTCCGGTTTGTTGACTCCTCCATGTGCTTTTCTTTCTTATCGGCCTCTTCCTCTGCCTGCTGTGACTTCTCTTCTTCCAGCGCCCAATATGCACTCTTTGTAAGGTCGAGAAGCTCAACATACTCCTTGACGAACGAGCGGGACTTTTCAATGTTCCGAAGTCCAGTAAGGATGTAGTTGAATTTTGTCATAGCTGGCATCAACGGAGCGTTAGCCATCTGCAGGATGGCCCATTCCCCATCATCCCATGCTGCAATGTCGAGCTGAGGATAGCCTAGCTCGCAGAACCATGGGTACCACTTTGATACAAAAGGACTATCCACATACAAATAGGGATAGCATCTCGCTATTGTCATGCCTCAAATTCCTTGATGTATGCCGTTTGTCTTATGCGCTTGCTCAATATCTGCTGGACTTGATAGGCCCATTCCTGCTCGTACTTTTCCCAGTCAGGATTAGATCTGCCTGCCAGTGTCATGAGTTGCGCAGCCGCTCGCCACTTGATGTAGTTTTCCATCGCTCGATCCAATTGGGAGTCGAGCACGCTTGCATCCAACGTCAGATCTGCTGGGTACGAAAACCCCTCCACCTGAATGAAGTCCGCACCAAATTCTGCAGGTGCCGGGTTGAAATAAATGTTCCGCCCATGCAACCGCCAGTAAGCTGGAAACTGTGTGACTGTCCCTGTCGTGTGCTGCTGTGGAATGTTCTCGCCGTCGTTGTACGGTATCGAGATGAAGACATCACCCTGTCGATAGCGAACATCGTCGATGATAACCACACCCGTAGGAAGCGCCACGGTGTTGCCTGCTGGCATCGCGAACGTCGTCACGGACTTGAACCAGCCTTCGCCGCACATATGACTTTGCGCAACAATCCAATCCACACAATCTTGGATCGCATCGTTGATATGATCATCTGTGTGGAAACCTGAATAACCGGCGGACTTGTTTATGAGTCTCAGGACTTTGGCTTTTATCTGTGCTCTTGTGGTCATGCTACACCTCTGTTCAGATATTCGAGTTTCCAAGCCGCTGCAGACACCGCATCATGGAGTCTGGGAAGCTCGGTCGGCCTTTCAGCCTCAAACCCAGAGTATTCTCGGATCAGGTATCTAAGGGCTGCCTCTGCGTCGAAGTGCCCCCAGGAGCACTGGGAATAGTCGATGTCCTCGGGTTTCTTGGGATCCCACGTTGCCGCCTGCAAGTCGCGGATGAGCATCTCGCACCGGGGGTGGATCAGAAGCCGATTTCTAAACAGAAGCTCTTTGACCTGCAGCCGGTTGCCCAGGACGTTGACCTTGTCCGCATTCCCGCAGGGGATCCCCCGTTGGTTCAGCTCCTCAATGCTTTTCGGGTCGTGGTCGGCCACTGCAGCGACGTTCTGAATGTTCCACGCCTCACACCGCTCGCGGATCCGGTCGTAGACGTCCGACAGAAGCATTTTCGTGCCATAGACTTCATCGAAGACGCAGATATATCCGTCTCGGATGTACGCAAAAAGCACGCAGGTTGCATGAGTAAATCCCCAGTCAATACTGAGCAGGACTCGTTGCCACGTCTCCGGTGCTGGGATTCTGTGCGTGATGTGGTGCGCAGGAATCAGCTCGTTATAGGTTGCGCCTGTAAACGAAATAAACTCGCATTCGTACTCCTGGCGGAAGACGTCTGGCCTCGTCGTGCGCTTGATTTCATCGTAGTCAGCTTCCGAGATGAGCCCCAATTGAAGCATCTGCGAGAGCGTAATGCAGAGCCTCCGGAAGCCATACATCTCGTAGTCGTTCCAAAGGTCATACCACCCATTTTTTCCGTTTGACGTGCTCTCCAGGAAGCAAAACCCCTTTGTTTGTCTTAGGGTCGGCTGGATAACCATGTCAAAAACATCGCGGACGGTTACGCCAAGCTCAAGCTTGCTGAAGGCCACCTCGGCCCAATGGATGTAGAAATACGTTCCGCCTCGGATTCGGTTGGGATCCTTGTCAACGGATTCCATCCAACAACAAGCACTCGGGTTTGCATGGTTGTACGTTTTAGCCGTATTCACCGCGAACTTGTTCGACGGAAAAAGCCGGTTGAATTTTTCCGCTGCCATACGTTTTGCCGAGTTCTTGTCCTTGGCCAGAAACAGGCACGCCCTGCTCTCCGGAGTCTCCAGGATGGACCTGCACATGCGCACGCCCAGCTCCGTCTTGCCTTCCTGGCGAGGCAACATCAGCATCAACCGCTTGTTTTGAAGCAGCACGGAGAGCGCAAGGCTCTGCACGGGCTTGAGCGATAATGGATCAATCATCGGTGACGGTTGACCATTCCTTGAAAGCTATTCCCTTTTTTCTCGGTGAATAGCGTCTCGAAATATCGCTGCCGAGCCTCTGCTTTGACCTTGGCACGGACGTTTTGATCTTCGATATGTTCCGCCTGTGCGTAGGCTTCTGCAAGCTCCTCACGGGTCATTTCGCTGTTCTGGAGGTAGTCGTCACGGAGCTTTTCGCGGACGGATTTAGGGACCGCAGACTTCACAACTTCGGCAACCATCTTCTTTTGCATTGCGTCGGATGAGCGGATTTTCTGCCATGCTTCTGGCTGTGACTTCTGGACTTCTTTGATGGTCTGCGCGAGTTTCGACGATACGAACATCTCGAACTGAGGATCGATCTCGCCATAGAGCTGCTCGATGGTTCCCCTGATATGATTATCGATGTTTTCATACACCCGTTGATTATGCAGAACTTCGGGATTGGCAATCGTTTTGACCTTCTGTTCGAGCTGCTGAACCGTCTTCCGGAGCTGCGCATTTTCCTGGACCTGCGCTTTCACTCGGGTGGCCAAATCCACTGTGACAGGCATGCCCCGGCCAGCCTTCTCGGCCTCGAATGCGACTTTGAGCACGTCGTCATACCAACTCAAATCAGGCTCGCCGTCGTTTTCCGGTTTGCCTTCGTCGCCCATCAGAGCTGATCGCATGCGATCAATCGTGCTCTGCAATGCCTGGTTCTGGCCCGCTTGCTGCTGCAGACTCTCGCTCAATGCGTAAATCTGCTCCTGGGTCATATCCACTTGGCCCTGCTGGCCCTGGTCCTGTGCGCCTGCCGATTGTCCTCCGGACGCAGCCCCTGCCGCCCCCGCTCCACCTGATACGTGATCTGTCATGTTGCCTCCGCTGTTTGCTGTGCTCACAGTATGTTGCCACAATCTGTTACCAGAAACTAGGAAGAGATCGCCTCAAGGTTACGAGGCCTCCCAGAAAGTAGGAAAAGCTCGATCTTTTGATTATCGCTTGGCGGCCCGGAGTGCTGAGGCTATCAGCCCTTTGGGTGAGGTCTTGCCTATGGCATTGAGGTAGCCAGAGATGATTGTCGCAGGGAGGCCAACGGCCAACGCCACTTTTCCGAGGTCCATTGATTCGACCGCAGGGGGAGAATTTAGCACCCGGTTGACCACGCTATCACCAGCATCACCAATTGCTTTGTACAGGTAATACATACCGATCATCTGTGGGAGTTTATCGATCACGTAATCGACTCCCTGCCGCGTCGGATCCTTCGGAGCTTCCTGCACGGTACTCGCATACCGGCCAGCAATTCTTCCGTTGTAGTGGTGGTTCCCGCGTTGGTACGTGTCATCAGAGAGAAATGCCGCAACACTCATTGGCTCGCCTCCCTGCGTTTATCTGTCGCTTTTTTGGCGATCATAAATGTACCCAGAGGGATTCCTGCAGCGATGAGCAGAGCAGCCATGTCTGTGGAATCGAGAGAGGATCCCATCGACTTTTTCGCATTTGCTGGGTTGACTCTCGTCGCGCCTGCAGCCTTCGTCGCATCCCGTGCTAGGGAATCAAACGAAGGCTTGTAGCCGCGCGGCCCTTTGCCTCCAAGGAGTTTCCAAACGTCAAACCCTTTCACCGCGCAGCCTCCTTATTTCATTCACAAGCACGTCGTATTGCATGCCCTCGTCAGAACCTTGGTAGGCTCCAGCCGCTGCACCACCGAGAGCTCCCGCAGCGATGCCAAGAGGAACGCCAATTCTGCTTTTCCCGAGCTTGGAATACATCGCCTGGATGCCAGACTCTGCTCCGATTCCGAGCTTGCTGGCAATTTCACTGCCAGGATTCAAAAGCTTTGATCCGATGTATGCTCCAGCCCCACCGCCGACGATTGCCCCGCCTGCAGCTCCTCTCCGCGTGTTGATCGATGGATCATCACCATCGAACATTTTCGAGCCTACGAGGTTTCCACCCGATGCAATGCCACCGGCTGCAAGTGCCCCGTGAATCGCATTCCTGGCGATTGTGCGCGGGTTGGCAGTGACAAGGGCTGAGCCCACGCCGCCGAGGATTGCACCGCTCACGCCTCCAGAGAGGCCGATTTTTGCAGCTCGTTTGAGCGACTCCCAGGAACTTTTCTCCTGCTCTCGTCGCATCGCTTTCTCGTAGCCGTATTCTGCCTCTGTGCGGGTCATTTTTTGTCCTCCCGCTTCAGCTTCTCCAGCATTCGTTTCGCGCTATCCCGCGCCGCCGCTCGCGCCTTGGCCGTCAATTTTTCGTCTCTGTCGCCCTCGATGGCTTTTTCTCTCATCAACGCAATGGGTGTGCCCACGCCGAGAGTCGTAGCCGCCGACACGATCACATCGCGCTTGCTCGGGGCATATTCGCCCATCTTAGCCAGCAGTTTTCTTAGTGCCGCTGCCATTTCGCCACCTCTCCAATGCAATGCCAGCTCCAGGAATCGCAGCCGTTGCCAGAGGGATCCCGAGTGCCAGCAGGAGGTTTTGAGTGTCCTCATCGCCAAGCATCTTCTTGGCATCCATCAGAGGCCCTTGCAGCGCCTTTGGCACCCATCGCCGTGCTGGATATATTTCGTCAAGGAGCTTGTCCCCGCCGTACATTGCACCTGCTCCCGCAGCCGCACCGCCTCCGATGAGAGCAGGTGTCTTCATCTTCGCCATAAGTTTTGCTAGTGCCGGGTTCATTGCCGCCCTCCATTACATCCCGAGCATCTGCCGCCCACGGCCCAACATTGCACCGCCTGATTTCTTGGCTTGCTGCAGAGCTGCCATCAAAGCCTCAAGCTCTTCTTCGCCCATGCTTTCCTCGTCATCACCCATGGCCATTCCTGCGCCAAGTCCTGCAGCGCCAGCTCCACCAGCTCCAATAGCTGCCGCAGTTTTCGGATTTCGTGCTGCCATGCGTGCGAGCTGTCCGCCTTTTGCGCCTGCCATATTCATGGCACCAGCGCCTGCGCCCTTCATCTGTGCAATCAATTTCATTAGTGCAGGGTTCATTCGTCGTCTCCTTCGAGGATTAGATTTAATAGTG